CGCTTACCCCAATTGTCGCAGATAGTATTTAGCACTGGTCCGTTTGTTTTTAAAATGAGAAAAAACTTACAGGACTTTCGTGCCCAGGATTATATTCTGTGCACCGGTGATCCCGCTGTCATTGGCTTATCCACAGCTATTGTGAGCGATATTACCACAGGTAAATTTAATCTCTTGAAATGGGATAAAAGAGAGTTTAAATATTACCCATTAAGTATTGACTTATACAAGAAAGGATAAAGTAATGAGCAATCTAATAGAAGAGATGGAAAAAGACCAAGAGTCTTTTGCATCTAAAACTACAAACATTCAAGATTTAGCATCGAAATGTCAAGAGATGTTAGATTTAGATGATCAGATAGCAGAACAAGAAAAGAAACTAAAAGAACTATCCAAAAGACGAGAAGTGATTAGTTCTGAAGTTATTCCTAATCTGTTATCCGAACAAGGTTTAGCGTCATTGAAACTTTTTGATGGTAGTACTGTCGAAGTTTCAAAGAAGTATAGCTGCACCATGAAAGCAGATCCTGCACTAAAAGAAAAGGCGCACGAATGGCTTCGCCAAAATAACTTAGGTGATATTATCAAGAATAATGTTTCTGTAAGTTTCGGCACCGGCGAGGATAACAAGGCTGAAGAATTTCTTGGCCTTGCCTCTAAGAGTGGTTACGAGCCCGAACAATCTCAAAAGGTTGAACCGTCCACTCTCAGAGCACTATTCAGAGAGCGTGTCCAAAACGGGTTGGACATGCCCTCTGATGTCTTTAATTTATTTATTAAAGACGAAACGAAAATAACCCGTAAAAAATAACAAAGGAACGATAAACATGAACAAAGAAACGAGAACCGCGAATAGCGTAGACGTAAAAAAAGAAAACCTACCGGTAATGAGTATGTTCGAAGAAGATGCTCATAAAGGTATGGAACAAATGGGAGCAGATGATTTTGCTCTACCTTTTATTAGAATCTTGGGAGACTTATCTCCCCAAGTAAAGAAATCGAAAGCTGAATACATTGAAGGTGCAAGACCTGGGATGTTGTATAACACAGTATCCAAAAAGCTTTACGATGGTGAGAAAGGTATCAAGGTTATTCCTTGCTATTACAAAAGAGAGTATGTCGAATGGACCGATAGAGGTGAAGGCTCCGGCGCACCTGTAGCAGTTCATCCGGCTAATACGGACCTCTTAAATCAAGTCCAAAGAGACGGTATGGGGAAAGACAGATTACCTAACGGTAATTACCTCGAGAACACCGCTTCTTACTATGTCATGGTTGTAGGAGATGACGGATCAGCAGAAACTGCTTTGATTACCATGAAGTCTACCGGATTAAAAACAAGTAGACAGTGGAACTCTATGATTAGCAGTATCAAACTACAAGGTAAAAATGGTTTGTTTACCCCTGCGATGTACAGTCATATCTATCACTTAACAACAGTCGAAAGATCAAACAACAAAGGAACATGGAATACATGGTCCATTGAAAAGGTGGGTCCGGTAGAAGATGCAGCTATCTATAAAAATTCAAAAGATTTTGCAGATAGTGTATCGAAAGGTGACGTGCAAGCAAAACATAGTAGTGAAGAATCAGAAGATAAAGTTCCCTTTTAGGGTTGCTCATGGTGGTGGGGCTTACTAGCCCCACCCATTTTACTGGAGGTAGAATGCAAGAAAGATTTAAAGAAATATTCCAAGGGTTTAATGATGCTCATGGATATACATTTAAAACCGGAGAGCGAGATGATCGCGGAAAAGAAAAAGTCAAATCCGGCTTTGAAAGAAAAAGAGTTACAGATGAATTATGGCAACGTCATCTAGACGGTGAACTGCCTGCACTAGGAATTATTCCTATCAATGAAAACAATCAATGTAAGTGGGGTTGTATTGATATTGATATCTACAATTTAGACCACAAAAAACTCATACAGAAAATTAGAAAACACAACTTACCCTTAACGGTGTTCCGTTCGAAATCGGGCGGAGCTCATGTCTTTGTATTTGTCCAACAATTTGTATCGGCCAAGTTAATGAGAATAAAACTCAAAGCCATGGCTGATCTTTTAGGTTATCAGTCTTCCGAGATATTTCCTAAACAGGATGAGGTGTTAGTGAAAGAAGGTCACTTGGGTAGTTTCTTAAACCTACCTTATCACGGTGGTATTAAAAGTATGCGATATGCCATGAATGAAAATGGTGATGCCTTACAACTCGAAGAGTTTATTGAACTGTATGATCGTGTATCGCTGACCGAGGTTCAATTAGATGAATTAAAAATAACAAAACCAAAAATTAAAGAAGCTTTTGTAGATGGCCCACCTTGTCTTAATAAATTAGCCGAAGACGGTTTTGGTGAAGGGGGTCGAAACAATGCACTCTTTAACATTGGAGTCTTTTATAAAAAAGTAGATCCGGATAATTGGAAAGACTTAGTCGAAGAAGCAAATCAAAACTATATGAATCCTCAGTTAAAAGCTGCGGAAGTATTACAGGTTATTAAATCTTTAGAAAGAAAAGATTATGATAAATACCGATGTAAAGATGCACCGATTAATTCTGTTTGTAGTGTAGGGATATGCAAAACTAAGAAATATGGCGTAGGTTTTGAAGATGAACAATTACCGGAACTGAGAAACTTAACCAAGATTACTTCTACACCGCCGGAATGGTTTTTAGAGGTCGAAGGTAAAGTGATTAAATTAAAATCAGAAGAATTACATAGTCCTAATATGTTTGCTTTGTGTTGTCTTGACCAAGCTAATCTTGTGGTGCCGAATGTGGCACCACGTGATTGGCGACAGGTTATTCTCAAAGAACTATTAGAAAACTTGCAAGAGATTAAACCTTTGGAATCTTTAAACCATGACAATCAATTAGAAAATTTATTGTATGACTTTACCGTGAACAGAGCTCAGGCAAGAACGAAAGAAGATATGTTGAATAAAATGTCGTGGACCGAGGACGGTCATAGTTATTTCCGATTAGAAGACTTCTATAATTTTGCAAGAAGAAACAATTGGGAATTAGATAAAACAAAAACAGGTAACTTATTAAAACAAGCAGACTGTTTTGTGGAAGAAGTCAGAATGAATTTAAAAAATCAAACACCAAGGATTGTCAAGATTCAAGCAATGAAGAAAACAGAACCTAGTATCTCGGAGGTAAAATATGCGCACGACCATTATTAGATGTATGGATTGTGGTAAAAAATATTCTCGTGCAATGATCATGACGATTGAGAATGTTTTACAACCAGGTCGAAAAACAAAAGCCCACGAACACTATTGTATCAAATGTTATAACAAGGAGCACTATGAAGACGATCATACTGGGACCACCAGGAACAGGTAAGACAACAACACTGTTGAATCTGGTTGATCAGTTTATTCAACAAGGTGTCAAACCTAAAAAGATTGGATACTTTTCTTTTACCAAGAAAGCTGCAAATGAAGCAAAGCAAAGAGCCATTGATAAGTTTCATTTAGATGAGAAAGAAGATTTAGTTTTCTTTCGAACATTGCATTCTTTTGCCTTTCGTTTTTTGGGTGCAACCAAAGAAGTGATGATGAATCCTCGACACTATCGAGATTTTGGTGAGCGATGTGGTATTCCGATTAAAGTAGCTGCTTATTCTGATGATGACGGTATCTTTAATTCCGATAATGAATACCTTAAAACCATTGAAAAAGCTAAGGTTAGAGGCATTTCTGTACTCGAACAATATGATTTAAATGAACATCTTTTAGATATTGAAAGAGATACTTTGTATTTAATTGACAAAGAATTAACTCGATACAAAAAAGAAAGAAACATGAAAGACTTCACCGATTTATTATTGGAGTTTATTGAGAAAGATATGTCTCCAGAATTTGATGTTCTCTTTATCGATGAAGCACAAGATTTGTCCAACCTCCAGTGGCAAATGGTTCGGACCATGTGGAAGAAGTCTAAAAAGACATACATCGCAGGTGATGATGATCAGGCTATCTTCCAATGGGCCGGCGCAGATATAGATCATTTTATTTCTTTGAAAGATGAAGTTGATGAAATCAAAGTCTTAGAACAATCCTATCGAATACCTGGGGGACCTATCCATGAGTTATCACAAAAGATAATTGCCAATGTTTCTAATCGTTATGACAAAGTTTATAAACCAAGAGAAGAAACAGGTGTCTTAAAGTATTATGAAGATGTGACTCAAGTGGATATGAATGAAGGGGAATGGTTAGTCCTATCGACGGCTCATTATTTTTTAGATGATGTGAAAGAATTATGTGAGTTGCAAGGTTGGTACTATTCTCACCGTGGCAAAAATTCTATTTCTTTAGATTTGTTATTTGCTATTTCGAATTGGGAATCGTTTCGTAAAGGAACACTTCTAACTAATTTAGAAATAAAAAATATCTATTCTTATCTAGGAAATAATGTAACCCCAGGTTATCGCGACGGTAAAACATTACATTCCAATACCAAGTATTCTTTACAGCAATGTCAAGAAGAACATGGACTGCTCACTGATCAAGTATGGTTTGAATCTTTTGAAAAATTAGATACAATCACCGAAAACTATATAAGAAATATGAGAGCAAAAGGCGAGAAGATAAATAAAAATCCTAGGATTTTATTATCAACCATTCATGGTGCGAAAGGCGGGGAAGCGGATCATGTCTTAGTATTACCTGATTTAACAAAGGCTGCGTTAGATCAAAGTGATAAAAGTCCCGATGAGTTACATCGATTATTTTATGTAGCAACAACCAGAGCAAAGAAATCATTACACATTGTCAGCCCTAAAAATTACGAAAGGTCCTATAATCTATGATAATAAAATACCAAAAAGGAAAAATCAGAATTGCTTTTAAAAGCAATGTGATTGAATTAACAAAAAGTGAATACAAAAACTTTCGAGAAGAATGTCGAGATGTGGATATGAAATTATGGATGGAAGAACTCCCCACAATCATCAAAGAACATCAAAAAGATTCTAGGAGTTCCAAATGAAAAGAAACATCCAAGAAATTTTATTTACTCCTCCGGTGGAATGGACACCACCTGAAGAATTAAAAAATTTAACGCAAGCCAAAGAGATTGCGATTGACTTCGAGACTCGTGATGAAGAGCTCACGACCCGTGGATCGGGGGTTATTCGTGGTGATGCTGAAGTCGTCGGTATTGCAGTAGCGGTGGAAGGTTGGAAAGGATATTTTCCGATTGCTCATGAAGGTAGTAGTAATATTGATAAGAAAATTGTTTTAGATTGGTTTGAAAATGAAGTTTTAAAAACTCCGGCTACCAAGATATTTCATAATGCAATGTATGATGTTCCCTGGATACGCGCCATGGGATTAGAAATGTATGGTCAAGTGGTTGATACCATGATTGCCGCATCTTTAGTGAATGAAAATCGACTTCGATATAATCTCAATGCCTTGGCCAAAGAATATGTGGGCATGGGTAAAAACGAAAAAGCTTTATACGAAGCTGCCAAAGAATGGGGACTGGACCCTAAAAAAGAAATGTGGCGATTACCTCCCATGTATGTGGGTGAATATGCCGAGCAAGATGCCGTCGCTACATTGAAGCTATGGCAAGAAATGAAAAAGCAATTAACCGCTGAGGACCTTTGGGAAATCTTTAATGTGGAGACAGAATTATTTCCATGTTTAGTCGATATGAAATTTAAAGGTGTCAGGGTTGATATTGAAAAAGCGCACAAGATTAAAAAGGATTTAATCAAAGAAGAAAAGACTTATTTAAAAAAGATTAAAGATGAAACAGGATTAGATGTAGAAATCTGGGCCGCTAGTTCTATTGCGAAGATTTTTGATAAACTCAAATTACCCTACGATCGAACAGAAACCGGAGCTCCCAGCTTTACAAAAAACTTTTTATCTCAGCATCCGAATGAAGTAGCGCAATCCATTGCGCAAGCCAGAGAGATTAATAAAGCGCATACCACTTTTATTGATACAATTTTATCTCATGAACATAAAGGTCGTATTCATGCCGACATCAATCAAATACGATCCGATGACGGTGGAACGGTGACCGGGCGATTTAGTTATTCGAATCCAAACCTTCAACAAATCCCAGCTCGGAACAAAAAGATTGGTCCGATGATCAGAGGTTTGTTTTTACCGGAAGAAGGATGTCAATGGGGTGCTTTCGATTACTCGCAACAAGAACCGCGGATCGTGGTTCACTACGCTTCTCTATCTGAATTAAGAGGTGTTAGTGATATTGTCGAAGCTTATCGAAAAGGAGATGCAGACTTCCACCAGGCCGTTGCTGATATGGCAGACATTGATCGTAAGCAAGCCAAAACGATTAACCTGGGTTTGATGTATGGTATGGGAAAGAATAAATTAAAAGCAGAACTCGGACTCTTAGATGAGCAAGCAGAAAAACTAATTGCTCAATATAAAGAGAGAGCACCTTTTGTGAATGATTTAATTCATGCTGTTTCCAAGAGAGCACAAGAGCGAGGACGTATTCGCACCATTGGTGGTCGTGCATGTCATTTTGATTTATGGGAACCCGCAACCTTTGGTGTTCATAAACCTCTTCCACACACAGAAGCAAGATTCGAGTATGGTCCTGGTATCAAAAGAGCATTCACTTACAAAGCGTTAAATAAATTAATCCAAGGAAGTGCAGCTGACATGACCAAAATTGCTATGGTTAAATTATATAAAGAAGGAATTATTCCAATGATTCAAATTCATGATGAATTGGATGTATCGGTCGAAAGTCCCGAACAAGCAGAAAAGATTATCAACATCATGGAAAGTGCTGTTGAATTGGTTGTTCCGAACAAAGTAGACTATGAGAAAGGACCTAATTGGGGGGAGGCAAAATAATGAACTGTTGGCACTGTGATACAAAATTAATATGGAATGCAGATCATGATTTAGAAGACAATGATGACTATGTCATCATGACACATTTAAATTGTCCTAATTGTGATGCATTTGTAGAAGTATATTTACCAAAGGAGAAAGAAAATGAACGATAAAATAAACCCGTCTTATTATAAAGACAAAGAAATAGAAACGATTGATGCAATCGAATCTCAGCTAACCAAAGATGAATTTATTGGTTATTTAAAAGGCCAAGTGTGGAAATATTTAGCAAGACATCGAGAAAAGAATGGACTTGAGGACATAAAAAAGGCACAATGGTATCTAACTAAACTAGAAAAAATATTAACAGTCCATGGCGTATCTTAATGCAAATATCCCTCCCATCTATTGTCAAGTTCGTCAAGAATATCTTTACGATTTCCAAAAAGGACAAGGCGAGACTAAAGATTGCGTGGTCTTCGGTGTCACTTCGATTGCTGGACGTGCGATTCTTTTTAATATCATGCTACCGAACGGTGCGTGCTATTGGCGTTTGCCTATATCGGCGTTTATTCAAAACGGAT